GAAAAAGAACTTTGAGCAATATTTAGGAGAATTGAAAGAGGTGAGCAAATGAATTGTCCTGACTGTGATAGACAACTTTATGGCGATTCTTGTTCTTGTGGTTGGACAAAGAACAAAAGTCATGTAACTGGAAATCCTTACAAGTATGGCATTGAAATAGATGGAATATGGCATGATAGGCAATGTGCTAGGGTCATTGATGGTAAAAGATGTCAAAAATATGGAACTGTGCAAATTGGTGGTGGATCACACTATTGTAGTGAACATATAGATGGTGAGTTGGGAACTTCATTGGGAACAAGAGATAATTCACACCACATGAAAAAGATTGGTGAGATTTTGAAATTAGCAACAAGGAGAGCAAGATGACAGAGATTCAAAAAATATTATATGATGCAGAGCAGAAAGCAAAACAATTTGCTCAAGCTGAATCAAATAGAGTTTATTTGGAAGAGTTTAAAAAATCTAAATTAGCAATATTAATGAAAGAGTTTCAGCAACAAGGTTTTGGTGCTATCTCTGCACAAGAAAGAGAGGCACGATCACATTCTGATTACATTGAACTTCTCAAAGGTCTGACTGAGGCAACTAAGAAGTCAATGCAGTTGAAATATGAGTTAAGAGTAATTGAGTGGAAAGTAATGTTGCATCAGACTAAACAAGCTGACAGAAGAGCAGAAATGAAGTTAGTAAATGCACAGTAAGAAGTTTAGAGAGTTGGCAAAAATATGTCCACATTGTATGAGTTGTGGTTTGGAGAATCCAAATGGGGATTTATTATGTCTGGCTCATAGTAACAGACTAGAAGATGGGAGAGGATATGGATATAAGAGTGATGATTTGTTTGGTGCTTTTTTGTGTCATGACTGTCACATGACAGTTGATGGTCAAAAAGGAAATTTAAATAAAATTGAAAAAAGACAAAAACATTTTGAGGCATGGCAAAAATCAATCAGATGGCTTATTAAAGAAAACCTCATTACTGTATGTGCCAAGTAGTGAGGAAATCAATGCCTTTGTTGATAAAACATTTGGTTTACAATTTTGTCATCATTGTAAAAAAAAATTAAGTTGGACTGATGCAAAAAGTATTGGTAATAACACAACAAAAAAATTATGTAGATATTGTTGGACAAAAAGATATGGTTAATTCAAGAAATAAAGGGTACAGAGGAGAAAAACTTTTTAGGGACAAGGTTTTATATCATTTGGGATATAAAATGCGACCACCAGCCGTAGGTAGTGCTGGAGATGATGGCAAATTAGGCAAATACTCTTGTGAAGTAAAAAATTGCAAAACAATCCAATTTAACAAATGGATAAAACAAGCAACAGAAAATTCCCAGGGTGAGAATTGGATTTTAGCAATAAAAAAACAAAATTCTTCTGAGTTTACATTTACAGTTTCAGAAGAAGTATTTTTTGAATTGTTAAAACATTATAAAGATGAGGTTGATTTATGAAAAAAGATTATCCAATTCTTTATCAATGTAGTAATGAGGAAATTAGGAAAATTTTAGATGATGCACTTGGAGTTCAAATGTGCAGAAGATGCAACAAAAAAATTGATCATTTGGCTGTTAAATATAGTGGAATGAAAGATAGAGGATACTGTCACAATTGTTGGAATGATTGTTATGGCAGAGAATAATTTAAACTTAAAAGGGAGATAGATATGAAATTAATGGACGTTCATTCAAGTAACAGGCAACAAAACTATGAAGATTGGAGATGGAATGGCAACAATTCTCTTGTAGATAAACTAAAAGAATATTTAAGTGAAATAGGTGGAAGTTTTGATCCTGATACAAAAATTTCCATTATCAGATCATTAAAACATTTGGCTTTTCCAACTAGTCAAAATGATTCACTTGGCTGGGATTCTGATACAGTTAAACGAATTGTTTATAGTTGGGCAACTAGATATGATGTCAGTAAAGAACATTTTGAAAAAATATGGGAAGAGCAAGTCATAAGAGTTGAATTTGATTGTTTTTTAAAAAAATGTAAAGACAAAAACTATTTTTATTATCATCAGAGTAAAATTAAAGAATTACCAAAATTAAATGAAGAGCATTTAAATGAACTGCTAAAACATAAGAAAGAAGATAAGAAAAAATTTTTTACTTTGCATGAAATGATGCACATTTTTAGTCAAACAAAAGAAATTAGATTGTACAGATATCAAAAAAGTAAATTTTACAAATTACAAAATAGAGGTGAGTTGTCTACAAGTGATTTATATGAAAACTGTAAAATTTTAAATCATTATAAGTCTGATGTTTATGAAGTGGCAAGTTATCCAAAAATTAATGATTTTTTAACTGAAAATTTTCCAATGCTTATAAAAAATAATAAAAAGAAAACAAAGCAGTTTGATGGTTCACCATCATCAAAAGCTGTTTATGATATTGAAGATTTAGAACAATTTTTTGAGTATTGCAATAATTTATATGGCATTAAAAAAGAAGTGTCACCAAATAAGCCTACAATGGAATCATATTGGAATGGGATTAGAACATATTCAAGTCTGGAAGAAATTAGAGATTCAGATGAATGGACTGAGGAAATGGCTATTGGAATTCCCTCTGAGTTAAGACAAAAAATCAATCAGACAAATAATGCTGAACCAGGTGATAGTGTATTAGTTGTTAATACTGGTGATCAAATAAATTTAACTTTTTTATGTAAAAAAATTGATTATATTGAAAAATCACTTGGTGAGATTAAGAAAGAAATTGGACGAATGTATAGAGTTCCAACTAAGGTAGAGTCATAGTTAAAACAATTGATGGGAGAGAACTAGATTCCTGGTCAGAAGAATATCGGTTATATTGTGAGGCTAAGACAGTTCTTACAAAATATAAAACAAATGAGCAGAGAAGAGAGTTTTTATTTAGAATCAAAGAAAAAAGAGGTATTGATGGTTATAATATTATTAGAAATGAAATGATTAAATTGAATGATTATTTTAAATAATCCATTGACTTTATTTCTAGTTTTTTTAAAATAATATATAATTGCTTTATACCCTCCAAATTTAGCAATGTTTATCTCACTTTTAGCCCAGTAGAAATGCTGGGCTTTTTCCATTGACACTACAATAAAAGACGAGTAATCTAGTGGTATATACTATAATTACAGGAGATTGCTATGGCTATGACTGATAAATATGTTACAGATATGATGAAAAAATATATGAGCAAAAAGAAAAAAAATGGCAAGAAAAAGAAAGGCTATGGCAAAAAATAAACAATGAGATTTGCCAAAGTAAAAAAAACTAAGGGCAAAGTTCCTGTCAAATATGTTAAAGATGCCAAAAATAAGAAAAAAGCAGAGAAAGAAATTAAGTCTACAAGTAAAAAATATAGATCAGGCAAGTTAACAAAGGCAGAAATGAATAAAATTGTTAAAAAAAGATTGAAAAACTACAAAAATGCCTAAAACTGCTACAAAGAAAAAATCTACTGGTTTAGAAAGTGCAATTACAAAATATAGTAAATCATCAGGTTTTCCAAAAAGTGTTTTGAGAAAAGTTGCAAAAAGAGGTATGGGTGCTTATTTTAGTAGTGGATCAAGGGCTGGACAGACACCAACAAGCTGGGCAATTGGTAGAGTAAGAAGTTTTGCAACAGGATCAGGTGGTGCAAGAAAAGCAGATGCAGATTTACTTAAAAGTGCAAGAGCAAAGAAAAGGAAAGCATAATGGCAAAGGGAGTTCCACATTACTTTAAATCAGGTAGGTTACATACAGGCAAAATGCACAAAATGCCTAATGGTCAATTGCATAGTGGCAAAACACATACAGCAAGTAGCCAAAGATTATATCATTTGAATGAATTACCAAAAATGACACAGAAAAAAATTAAAGCTAAAATGAAAGCATAAAATGCCAGGCAAAACAGAAAAACAAAGAAAGTTTATGGGAGTTTTATACAATAACAAACGATTGAGGAATCAAATAGGTATTCCTTTAGAAGTTGTTAAAAAGTTTATGAAAAAGAAAAGGAAATCAGCATGAGTGGATATGGGGTAAATCCCTATGGTTTTTATAATCCAATTGGGTATAATCCAATGTTTGGACAACAAGTTACAGGAACAAATTTTGGTTTTATGCCTCCACCAATGAGTTATACTCCATTTGGTTTGCCAAATTTTGGTATACCTAATTATATGTACAATAGAGGATCATTTATGGATCAGCAACCAATGATGCAACAGGCATATAATCCATTTGGATCATTTAGTCAGCCAATGATGCCTCCACCACAAAGCCCAAGCCAACTAGGTATAGGTGAACCAGCCTTGACACCAATGGAAACACCAGAATTAACACCAATGCAAAGTAACATTTATCAGCCACCAGTTGAACCAATTAGACCAGTTGAAAATAAACCACCAGCATTTAACCCATATACTAATTGGACATCATTTACAGAATTAGGTGAACGAGCAAATATTCCTGGGCAAAGTAATAGAATGTTTAGAGATGTTATTTCAGGAAGAACATCAAGTGGTGAGCCAATATATTCAAGAGAAACAAGATATTCAGTACCAGGTTGGACTCCATATGGTGGTGGTGATAGAATTAGATATGGAAAGAGAGCAATAAAAGTGTAAAAAATTATGGAACAAGTAGAGCAAATCAATATTGAAACTCTAAAACCATATACAAATAATGCAAGAGTTCATAATAAAAAACAAATTGGTC